TTTTGCTTTTAAAATGAATAGGAATGTGATATAATAAATGGTGGAGCAACAGTTCTGCGTGAAGCGGGTCAGGGGAGGAATCCAGCAGCCCTAAGCGATTTGAATTGTGTGCTCTTTTTTCGTACAATTTAAAAACCCTTTAATATCAACACTTTAAAGGTTTTTTGTTTGTCTTATATGATAAAAAGGGGCAGACGAGGGGCACAATTTAAAATTTTATCTTGTCTAACTTGCTAGATATGTCTGATACCATTTTTTGGGTAACGTGAGAATAAATCTCTAGTGTGGTCTTTGAGTCACTATGTCCTACTCTATCCATGATGGCAGTCAAAGGAATGCCTAGCTCAGCAAGTAGGGATATGTGAGAATGTCTAAATGTATGTGTAGTTATATTTTTTTCTATGCCGATTTTTTGACCATGTCTTTTCAATGCACAAATAACCCTGGCATTTGTTATTGGTTCTCCTAGAGTATTGATGAAAATAAAATCTGTATCAAATCCATTTGTCGCATTCTCTATTATTTGCTCTTTGATAATATCTAACACTTTTTGAGGTGCTGTTATAACCCTATCGGACTTGATTGTCTTTGGTGTAGTTCTCTCTTTTTGTCTGAAATCGTATGTATGCTTGATGTGAATAGTCTTTTTAGAAAAATCTATATCCTCCTTGTAGTTTAAGGCTGCCAGTTCTCCATACCTCATGCCAGTAAGAAAAAGAACTTTAGCTATTCGGATATACTTTGTAATTCGATAATCACATAGGGCCTCGTCTTTTAAATTTTGGATAAATAACTTAAACTCTTTTTGGTCTAAGTATTTTGTGTTTTTCTTCCTGAGTTCGTCGGATGTAATTACTTTTCTAGGCGTTTCAACAAATAGCATTTCATTTGTATCAATATAATTCATTCTGATAGCGAATTTCATTATCTGATTGAGCTTGAACTTGATTTTAGAAACATAGTTATGAGACCTTCCATCTTGTAATAGTTGATCTATTACTTTTTGTAATAAACGTCTATCAATATTTCTAACTAGGTAGTCGCCCTCTATCTGCTTTAAAATCTCTTTTTTTACATTTTTTGAAGCATAGACTGTTGAATTTTTAACACCGTGTTTCCAATTCTCCTCGAATTCCTCATATAGTTTTTCAAAAGTTATATCAGAAACAAAATGTTGTTTTTCTCCTAACTTTTGTTTTATCTTTTCCTGCAGCAAGATAGCAGCTTGATTTCTTGCCTGGGGAGTTTTCTTCTCCATGGTCACTGAAACTTTTTTTAATTTCTCAGTATATGGATCTTTATATCGCTCAAAAAATTTGTATTTTCCGTTGGGAAGTTCTTCCATCCACATTGCGTTTACCTCACTTTTTTGTTAAAATGGGTATAAGAAAACGACCTTTTGAATGGTTGTTTCTTATACGTAAGTTCCTCACACTCAGAGTCGCCAAACTTTGCGAGTGTGGGGTTTTTTTATTTTTATAGTTATTCTGATGAACTATCCTATCAATTCATAATATTCGTCAATGACCATCAATTCGTCTGCGACTGTTCTAAGCTCATGTTTTTGCATGAAATGAAGATAGTTGAATGATTGATGGTCATCTGATAGTGAGAGTTCTTCTTCTAACAACTTATGGATCATATGTCTATTAGCTTCATTCTCGCACCTAGTGTGGTTGTTTTGATATAGTGCAGTAGAATGTTCCAGATGTCCTAATTCGTGGTATATGACCCGTTTTTTTGCATCTTCGGACAGTTCACGGTTTATAAAGATAATACTGATTTCTTTGATATAAACTCCAGGTCTTCGCCAAAGTTCGTTATCAAAGTAAGCGAGAGTGACACCGTGTGAGTCAACTAGCTCTTCAATAGTTATAGGCTATCATCCTTCAATTTTTTTTAAAATTAGTTGTTTTATCTCATGAACTAGAGTAAAATAGAATTGAAAGGAAGTGATAAAAATGAAGTTGAAACTCTATGCACATTTAGCTGTACTGTTTCAAGTTTCAGCATTTGTTTTTTTGATTTGTTACTTTTTTCTAAGACAAATCCTAACACTTCCAATTATCGTTTTACTCAGTTTTGTTATTTCTGAAATTATTCTTCGACTTTTTCTGGAGATTCGGATAGTTCATTTTGAAGAATCTTAGTTGCTACTTCTGGAGCTTTAATATCTAGTTGAGATGTAGCACCTTCGAACTCTGGACTCATTCCTTTATCTACTAATAACGCGAGAGCCTCAGCATTTATTTTATTTGCTTGGGCTTTTTTGATAGCTTCGTCACCATCACTGTTAAGTCGGGCCTTAAAAACGTTACCTTTAAAGTCGATTTCAACATCAGCTCCATTACGCTTGATGAGATTTTTGAATGCTGCTCCGCCTGCGAATATGGTAATAAATGTTAGGACTGGGATAAGTACTGTTGGATTTCCAAGCAATTCGATAGGCCCTGTTGATTGCACATTGGTTCTCAGGACAACTTTTTCATCTTCCATTCCACTTGCTTTTTTTACGATATCTGCCATTTGCAAGACGGTGTGTAGAAAAGCTGAGTATCCAAAAGCGTCGACATTATTTTCTTCCTGGACTTTAAAAGTGAGACTCATGTGATCGTGATCGATATAGGTATCATACAAACCACGGTTGATGAATTTTTTATAGGGATTTGCATCTGTGATTGTGTGACCAGAGTACACTAGTTTATATAATTGTGGATCAATATCTCTGTTTGGAATAATTCCTAGCCAGTGGACTTTTATTCTTTTGTTAAAAGGACAAACGTTGGAGGCTGCTTCTATATTCGCATCGCTTTCTGTGTAGGGCCTACTAGTCACCTCGCCAATAAGGAAATCATTTGGAGATTCTGAAGGGACGATAACGATATCTCCGACATTTAAACCGTAAGCAAACTTCATCATTTGACTATAGGCAGAGCCAGGTTTTTCTATACTTTTATCAAATTCTTTTATCTTTCCCTTTATAGAATCTTCATCGAGTCGTTCTAGGTCTTCTAAGGTGATGTAGTTCCATCCGATGGCGACATAGCCGCCGGTGAGGAAACTTTTATAAAATAATCCTTTCTGAGCTCTTACGAACCAATAGTCCTTTGCGCTGTCTACTGAAGGTAGCTGATATTGAACTTTTTCAAAAAGGGTGTTAAAAAAATCTACCTGTTCTTGCGTAATCATATACTATCTACCTCTCAAATAAATCTCAATGATGTTTTGAATCGCGTCAATATCTTCTTCTGTAAGAGGCTTGCCATCGAAGGTCTTGGCATTCTCTGCCATCTTTCGGAGGTCGTCAGATGTGTATCCTGCGATTGTATCAGCCTTTGCAATAGTCGGATTATCCGTGCGACCGAGCAGGTAGTCAGTGGAGACATGGAAATAGTCGGCGATTTCTTGTAATCTTTCAGCATTTGGTTTTTTACTCTTCATGCTATAGATTGTGTTTCTGCTATATCCAAGTGTTTCTTCGAGAGAATTTATAGAAATTCCTCGTTTTTGGCAAAGTTCTTTAATTTTTTCAAACAAAGAAAACATTGATTTATCAGCCTTTCTAAGACATGACAAAAAATATTTAAACTTTTGTGTGTAAAATCGTTGACAAAACACAATCAATAGTTTACAATAGTTTTTGTAAGTAAGTTACAACTAAAAAAACAACTAAGAAATAAATTATAAAAATGTTTTGGCGAACGGTATTTATAGTTTTATTAGTGCTTTTTCTTATGCTTTTATTCTAAACAATAGATTGTAAAAAGTCAAGCGATAACACAAAAAATAGTTAAATTTTTAGTTGTTTCTTATTTACAAATAAGTAAATAGGAGGAACGTATATGCCAGATATTGCAAACGGTCGTGAAAGAGTTAATGCTTTCTTGAAAGAGAAAGGGATCAAAAAAGCAACTCTAGCGGTTGCTTACGGCTTTAAGCGACAGGAAGTGACAAACATTCTAAGTGGAACAACAAAAGGTCCACGAGCGAACAGTTTTATTCTTCAGGTGATTGAAGATTACGGGATTGAGTAGCACAAAAAGCACCTAACAGAAGTCAGGCGCTAATCAAAATAACTAACTGAATTATAACACGAAAGGAGCAAAAATGGAAGCAGTTGAAATTGTAAGAATTAAAGATGTAATCATCGAAAAGGTTTCGGCTAATGATGAAGAATTAGAACACATCTTTGGATGCTCGAAACGGCAAGCGGGAGACATGAGACGCGAGATGAAGAAGCTACCTAGCCAACAGAAGCATCTTAGGAATGATGGCCAGCTTGTCACGATTAAAGGTTTTGATGCTTATCTGCAATATCGTGGGACTCGAGCTTGGGAAAAAGAAATGGTGAAAAGCAAGAAAATGAGGTCAGTCGGATGAAATTACTAGACAGAATCACAAAATGGTTTTTCAACACAACAAAAATCGAAGTCAACACCGACTGGCGATTGGTTGCGTTGGACTTAAACCGAGAATTGATTGCAGCACAAGAAGAAAAACAAATACTTTATCAGCGCATTGCTGACTTGGAAAAACTTTTAGAGGTATAGAAAAATGGAAATCAAATACATCTATAATCAAACGCCCCTTGGTTGGGTGTGGCAGTTGGTAATTGATGGGTACGAGTTTTTTTATCCATGTGGCGATTTTAAAGCGTTAAAAAAATTCGTCAAATCAGAACTAGAAGTTTTGTTAGACAAAAAAGAAAGTGGTAGTAATCACGGCTTGGCATTCCATGCGTGTGGATATAACGGACAAGCACAACAAGAATATATTTCTTATTGGGAAAAACAAGGTTTAAGTGTGTTTTAAGGAGAATAATATGACAGAACCAACTTTAATGAGCCAACTACTCGGATTTGCAACAACCTTTATTTGCTTTTTTGTAGCATTGATGGTCATTGAAAACAACGAGCAGAAAAGAAAAAGGCAAGTGGAAGAACAAGAAATTCTAGACAAAGCGATCATTGAGGTTTACCAACAGGGGCGGAATCAGTTCAACAACATCGCTCGTATGAATCTGAGAAATTCAGATAAACAATTTACGTACGACGTGCAACCGCCTGTAGGACTCGCAAAATGTGTAGAAGAAGGAGTTTAAAATGGTCCGAAATAAATTGACAGATTTAACCAATACTCTTTTTGCTCAGTTGGAAACATTGGACGACAGGGATCTTACTGCTGATGAATTAAAGACCGAACTCCAACGATCAAAACAGATGGTCGCTATCTCAGGTCAAATCCTACAAGCTGGCCAGTTGGCGCTAGATGCCGAGAAGTTCAAAGATAAGGTAGGTGAGGATAATGCCCCAATCGCTTTGCTGGAAGGATGAGTACACCAAATACATGCATGAAATATGCCCTGGTCGTTTAACTCCTGAAGTAACCAGGTTGCTGAATGAAAAATTTGGTACGAATTATAACAAGAGTCAAATCGGTGGCGTACGCAAACGTCTAGGATTGCTTGTCGGCGAAGCTTATCAAGGTAAATTGCTGACTAAGGAGCAACATGACTACCTTGTGTCCATCCAAAAAAATAAGATTTCTCGTGATGTCGCAAATGAAATGAACCGAAAATTCGGATTATCACTGACTGAGAAACAGATTAAGAGTTATCGGAGAAATAATAATCTACATAGTGGTTTGACAGGAAGATTCGAGAAAGGTCAGACTCCCCACAATAAGGGGAAGAAATACCCAAATATGCCAAAAAATAGCGGGCAGTTCAAAAAAGGTAATCGACCTCCGAATTATGTGCCTGTCGGCACTATCAACTACACAACAGACGGTTATCCGAAAGAAAAGATTGGAGAACCTAATCAATGGGTCTTGAAACATCGTAAAGTCTGGGAGGACCATCACGGACCAATACCAAAAGGGTACTCAATCGTTTTTCTGGACGGTGATAAAACAAACTATGATATTTCTAACCTGGCATGTTTATCTAAGAACGAAATTGCTAGAATGAATCAAAATCATCTATTTACGTCCAACGCTGATTTGACCAAATCTGGTATTGGACTAACAAAACTTATAAATAAAATTAGAGAGGTAGAAAAAAATGGCTAGTTTATACGAACTAACAGGTCAGTTCCTGAGAATTTATCAAATGGATATTGATGACGAAACAAAAGCAGACACGCTTGAGGCCATCGATTGGCAAGAACAATTCGAACAGAAAGCAGAAGGATATGCCCATGTTATCAAGAATCTAGAAGCTGACGTGGACATGTACAAGGCTGAGGAAGAGAGCTTCAAATCCAAGAAACAGGCGGCACAGAAAAAGCTGGATTATGTCAAGGATAACATTATGGCAGCTATGAATGTCACAGGTCAAACCGAAGTCAAGAGTGGTGCCCTGATTATAAAAATTGCTAAGAATCCAGAATCAGTCAAGGTCAACGAAGATGACCTTCCGAAAAAATATTTTACAAAAAAAGTGACGCTTGCGCCGGACAAAAAAACACTCAAAGAGTTACTTAAATCTGGCAAGAAAGTCAAAGGAGCCGAGCTCATTAGGACGGAAAAGTTGGTGATTAAGTAATGGAATTGATGAACAAAACACGAGTAACAGATTCGCTAGCAGTTGTTATTGGACCAGAATCAATTGAAGTGCTTGTTACAGAAGGATTTCTATTCGATGTTGCGATTCGTTTTGTGAAAGTAGACGAAACAAATCTTGATCAAGGAAATGAAAAACCGGTATTTACTCCGGAGTACAAACTGGTCACAGTCGCTAAATACAAGGAAAAACCTATTTTTGAATCCGAGGAAGATATTCGAAGATTCGAAAAACAAGCAAAAGAAATTAAGGCGCTATTTGCCTTTGCAAAGGTAAATAAACAAAATTGGTTTAACACGGCCCTTTATCCAGGAGTGCTGACTGAGAAAGTTGGTGTTTGATGAAAATTTTAGCAATTGATCCATCAAGCAACAAAATTGAAACCAGTACAACAGGGATTGTACTCTTGGATAATGCAAAGCTGGTTGATTATTGGGTGGTCCCTTATGGTGCCCAAAACTTCAAAGCCTGGTTCAAAGAGATTGGTCGTAGTCTTGAATTCGACATAGTGGTCGTTGAAAAATTCGAAGTTAGGGACAATGATTATTCCAGGGACAACTCGGTTGTAGAAACTATTGCAGCCATTGAACTTTGCTATCCGGACTTGGTTCTGCAGCGTAACGCAGGTTATCAGACAGATATACCAAATGACTTGCTGAAAGCTCTTGGGCTGTGGAACTTTGACAAGAGCCATCACAATGATGTGGGGGCAGCAGCAAGGCTCGGGCTCTTCTATGCCCAACGGAATGACATCGAGGAGGTGATTGTGGACATTGGCAATCGAATTACGCAAATGGCAAGCTGAAGCAGTTAAACGTAGCGACCGTAATTGTCCTGGGATCTTTCTTGAGGCATACGGCGGCCGTGGTAAGACCATCTGTGCTTTTGAAATAGCAAAGCACAAGTCAGCAAAAAAAGTCCTGGTTATCAATAATCGTTTAGCTATCCTGAACGGATGGAATAGCACTTATCAAAATCTAGGATACGACACTGATTTTGAATTAGAAACGATGACGGACCGTAGATTGCAGAACAGACTTGCAAGCGGTGAGTCTATTGAGTGTGATGTATTCATTATTGACGAGTGGCAGAACATGTCTAGTGATGCCAACGTGAAGGCTTATCGCAAGGTCAAACGTGGCTATACAGTTGGACTATCAGCAACCCCGATCAGGAAGAAGGGGCAAAACTTCTACCCTCTGGAAAAAACATTTTTTGGGATGGCTGATCCTAATCAAAGAGAAAACTGGCAACTGGCTCATGGAAAAATGAAATATTCCAAGTTCAGCTATTCTAAGCAAGAATGGGATGATTTCCGAGACTATGAAAACTATGTAAGCAATCTGCCTAACTTCTTCCGCTGGGAGGAAGTAGAAGCCATTGAAGAAGCGGAAGAGAACAACGGATTTGAGGTTGTATTTGAACCTATCTGGTGTCTAACTGCTAATCCGGAGGAATTAGAACAATTTAGAAAATTGAATATTGTTGGAAAAGATGGTAAGTATGCCATGGCAAAACAGACATTTGGCCGAAAAACTTTCGAACGATACTTAATCCAGACTGGTTTTGAGGTTGACTTTCCAAAATTGAAAGCAGTTAATGCAGATACTCCAATGCTACTTCAATTGGATCTTCTACTAGCAAGCAGGACAGAAATGCTGATAGTGAGCAAATCCAAGCAGATTGTAGAGGTCATCAGAGAGCGTCACCCAGAAATTGGTATTTGGACTGGAGACAAGAAGGACTCCTTAGAACAGACAAATGTGGTTGCTACAAGTCAGGTTTTAGGTGTAGGAGTTGATGGCCTTCAGCATAAATTTAAAACTATTGTGGTCTTAGACCCTGTTAATCCATCTGATGGAGATTATGACGATTATCGCCAACTTTTATGGCGAGTAACAGGCAGCCGTCAACAACATGACGTGCGTGTCATTGAATTTTATTTTTAAGGAGAATCAAAATGAAACTTTCAAGTGATTATATTGTAATGCGTAACAAACAAAGCGGACATTTTTTAAATGAACTCAAGAACAAACGTTCTTCATTAGCTACTCAGGCCGGTTTTGTGGATGATATTCGAGGTGCTCTTACAATGCCATATGATTGTTATCTTGAACAGAAAACAGCTCTAAAATCATTGGCTAAGGTACACGGAATGGAGATTATTCGGGTTAAAGCCACATTTGAACTTACTTATCCAAATGGTAGCGATGTTTCAAAAATCGAGCGTGAAAATACTAAGCCTGGTTTGCTTGATCTATTGAGAAACTTATAAAGGGGGAGATGTATGGTAACAAAACAACAATCCCCAATCTTTGTCACTTTACAGAGTATCCAGCAGAGTTTGGTTGCTCCAAAAGGACAGTATAACAGTTTTGGGAAATATAGCTATCGAAGCGCAGAGGACATCCTAGAAGCGCTGAAGCCAATCTTGCAGGAACACGATGCAGTATTGATTTTACAAGATGGAATTGTACAAATCGGTGACAGGTACTATGTCGAAGCAACAGCAACTCTATATGCAGTTGGTGAAACTATTGGGACTACAGCCTATGCTAGAGAAGATGATAGCAAAAAAGGGATGGATGGTAGTCAAGTTACAGGTGCTGCATCCAGCTACGCCCGAAAATACGCCCTAAACGGACTTTTTATGATCGATGACAATAAGGATCCTGACACGGATGAATATCATAATCAGAATAGCCAAGCAGGCCGTACGTCGCAAAAACCAGCTCAAAAAACAAATAGCCAGCAAAAGCAACCGGCTAATGCTCCAGCTAAAAGTAACGGAGCCAAAACAATTACAGGAGCACAGGCTAAAACCATTCGGACAGAACTCAAAAATATGGCTGAAGCTACAGGGAGTCCTGCTGCAACAATTGGAAAATGGTTCATCGATAAAATGGGTGTTGATAAACCTGAAAGCATTCCAGCTGATCGATTGAAGGAAGCTCAGAAGATTATCGCAGATGCGAAGAAAGCAAGAGGTATTGAGTAATGGGATATACGGAACTGGGGCGCAAACGTCCGATTGAATTACAGATTGATTATTATGATAAGATCCTAGTCTATCAGCATCAAGGTGAGATTTGGGGTGTATGTTATAAGCACGGAGAAATTGATTGTGTTTACAACTACACTAAGAACGATTTCTTTTGGCTTGAAATTTCAGATATGTCCTTAAAAGAAATTGTTACTAAAATTATCAAGCCTTTGAAGAGAAATAACCCTGGATTATACTCATTTCATGAGAGTACGTTCAGTAGAATTTTGGAGGTAATAAAATAATGATTAACAATGCTGTACTTGTAGGGCGCATGACCCGTGATGCTGAACTCCGCTATACACCGCAAAATGTAGCAGTTGCGACTTTTACTCTTGCAGTAAACCGTACATTCAAGAGTCAAAATGGCGAACGCGAGGCTGACTTTATCAACTGCGTTATGTGGCGCCAACAAGCCGAAAATCTTGCAAACTGGGCTAAAAAAGGCTCACTTATCGGGGTGACAGGCCGTATTCAGACTCGTAGTTACGATAACCAGCAAGGACAACGTGTCTACGTGACAGAAGTCGTGGCTGAGAATTTCCAAATGTTGGAAAGTCGTAATCAACAAAGTTCGAATGATACATTTGGGAATGACAACCCGATGGATATTCAAGACGACGATTTACCATTCTAAGGAGTTACTAAATGGGAATGAAAGAACATGCCTTGGCTTATCAAAAAAAAGGATTTTCGGTTATTCCTATTAGTCCTTCAAATAAGCAACCGATGATCAAATTTGCTGATAAACCAGCTATGACTGCGCAAGAAATTGAGGATTTTTGGAGTCAGTATCCGGATAGCAACATTGCTGTTCGGACTGATAAATTCTTCGTTATCGATGTGGACCTGCACGGAAAGGCTAATGGCTATGAGAGTCTGGCTAATTGGGAGCATCTGAACTTGATAACTCCAACACTGCAGGCAAAGACAGCTAGTGGCGGTAAACATATTTTTTATTTTAAACATCCTGATGTGTCCATGACCCAGATGATTGGATTTCTGCCTGGTGTGGATATCAAAGCACATCCAAATAATTACGTACTGGTTGCTCCGTCTAAAACTTCCAAAGGTGTCTATGCTTGGGACAAGAAAAAGTCCAAAGAGGGTGGCACTATGGTCACGGCTAGTCGATCTCTTGTAATGGCCATCAAGAAGGAATACAACAAAAAGAACTCTGGTAGTGACCTGGATAATATCTACTATCAAATCAGCAAAGGTGCTGGTAAGAGAAACAGAACAACCGAATTATTTGAAATGGTTGTCCTAGGCTTCGGCGATGAAGGCAGCAGAAATGATACACTTGCAAAATTTGTGGGCGGACTCCTTAGTAGGTCAGTAGATCCAAACTGCATCCTAACACTTGCAGAAACAGCCAATAACAATTCGGTAGAACCTCTTGGACATAGAGAATTAAGTAGGACTGTCGAATCAATGATCAAGAAACACATGAGGGGGGGTGGCCATAATAGCTGATGTCACGAATATTTCAATCAAGCAATTTTCGCGCAGAAAGAAAAAAATCTTAAATGAAGAAGGTGAACAGATTGAAATTGAATCTATTGTGGCTGACAGTCCTAGAAATGTTCTTCTTGCAATGAAGAGCGATAACAAGCTCAACGACTTTCTCAGACACAATGAATTTACTGGTGAACACGAAATTGTGGAGGATGTCAAATTGGATGCTATCCAGTTAAGGAAGGGGCAGCTACCTTCAGCCTTTGAATCCTACCTAAGCGTATATTTGGAGAATCACTTCAAGACAGTTTTCAAGGCTGGAGCATTAAGGGATGGTATTGAAGCATTTTTTGCAGAAAAAACCTACAATCCGGTTAAAGAATACATGGAAAACGCTTATGAGTCATGGGATCACAAAGAACGACTTGCCCAGGTATTTCAAACTTGGTTGGGTGCAGAAGACAGTATCTATGTCCAGAAAATTGCTGAAATGTTCTTTGTTGGTGCGGTCTCTAAGGTTTTTAATCCATGGGTTAAATTCGACTACACGCTAGATCTTGTCGGTGGCCAAGGTGCTGGAAAGACCACTTTCTTGCAAAAAATAGCCGTCGGTTGGTATACAGATTCAGCTAAGGATTTTATGGACAAGGACAACTATGAGATTATGCTGAAATCGCTGATCGTCAATGACGACGAGATGGTTGCTTCCAGGAAGACTACTTTTGACGAGCTAAAAGCCTTCGTGACTAAAACAGAACTTTCTTTCCGTAGGTCGTACGGTCGCAGGGCCGAAAAATTCCCTAAAAACTTTGTGATCGCAAGGACCAGCAATAAAATTGAGTACCTGGGAGACAAGACTGGCGAGCGGCGCTTTCTGCCTGTGCTGGTGGATGCAGGCCAGCAGTTTGTCAAGCCATTTGATATGACCGATCATGATGTGCTCCAGCTTTGGGGTGAAGCAGTCGCTATTTACAAAAAAGGATTTATCCTTACCTTTGATGATGAGTTCGAAAATGAGCTTGCGGTCTATAAGGAGCGCTTCACTTATAAAGATGAAGCCGAATCGCAAGTATACGACTATCTTGAAATGTTGGTTCCAGAAGAATGGGAAGATTTCTCAGTCACTCAGCAACATCAATATACCTGGTGCTACTTCAATGATGGTAGCTATCGCAATGAGTCCGGTCTGATATATGAAGGTGTGAAGCTTCAATCGAGTGTGTCTGCTAAACAGATATTAAAGAATGTCTTTGATATTGATAGCGCAAGAGGTGAAAAGATTGCTAGGAAAATCAAGTTGATTATGGACAATCATCAGGATTGGGAATACAAAATAAAGAAGGTTAAAGGGAAGACACTACGTGCATATTTTAGAAAAAATATACAAACAGAAGTGATGTAACCTTAGCAAAAATGATGTAACCTTTTAGGCAAAAAACGGTCAAAAATCCTGTTTCGGTTACATCAGGTTACATCATTGATGTAACCGCAGGAAAAGTCAGTTATATCAACGGTTTGAGTGCTGTTTTTGATAAAATTTTAAAAAAAGTGATGTAACCCTCTTAAACCCTTGATACTACTGAGGTTTTGGAGTGTCTATTAGTAAGGTTACATCATTTATATAAAATATTTAATAAGTAAAAATAGCAAGTGCTATAAACGTTGATATAACAGCATTCTTGTTTTTTATAAAATATATTTTTCAAAAAGTGATGTAACCTGTAACCTTAGAAAAAATATTCATTAAACAAACATATTTTTTAATAAATTAAGGAGAAGAAATGTCATATACAGTAACACTATATTTTGACAATATGGTAGATAAAACTCACTTCTTTAAGAAAGTTGGAGATGCTACTAAATGCAAGGCTCAACTTGAGAGCAAGTATCGAGGGGAACGAATGTATAAAGTAAAGATGGAGGAGATGGAGTAATGAGTTATGATTTGGAAATCTTAGCGAAAATAGAGAGTGGAGATTATATTTGTATTGCTGAACCTAGATATAGTTCTCCGACCTACAATCTCGGTAAGATGTTTAGAATTGCTATGGATTGGGATTTTGACCAAGACACTACATACAACATTGCTGACATTTTAGATAATATCCAGCGCGGTATATCTGAATTAGAGCGGTACCCTGAAAAGTATGTGCAGTATGAACCTGAAAATAGATGGGGAACAGTCAGCGGTGCCTTAGAAGTTTTAAAGTCACTGAAAGAATGTATTTTAGAACAAGATATTGATATGAAATATTTATATATGAGGTGGTAATATGGAACGACCTGAACGACACCCATCTAAATACTTCATTCCTGAACTGATTGAAAATGAAGATATTATCTTCAACAAAGATAGCAATTATCACAAGCAGAAGAAAAAAGAAAAGAAAAATCCCATTTTTAAAATAAATAAGTCCAAAAATAGATGGGCGCTTTGAGGAGGTGGAATAAATGACAAAATTTGTTAAAATACAATCTTGTTATAGAGGACATACTGAAGATGAGCTTATCAACATAGATGATATTAGTCGCATCTGTCTAGGCCCTAATATCTTGTTTTTAAGAACACCTTACAATTTAGGAGAACATCATATTTCTATCACTCAAAATTCAGTAGATAAACTTTTGAAAGTATTGGATATTATTGGGGAGGTGGAGTGATGATTATCAAGAATTATAAATATGATTATTCAAGTGGCAGAATCTGCTACACAATTGATGTAGATGGCTATGAATCAGCCATTGAACATACAAAGACAGAATATGGAAGTGTACAAAGAGATGATATTGACGATTTCTTGGGTACGGTCGAGGAATACGACTTTCAAGAAGCTGAGATGATTGAAGCATTCGTTGATTTTCAAAATGATTTGCTTTTGTATGGAATTGGTTTTGAATTGAGAAATGAGGTGCAGTGATGGAAGATGTGCAAAATATTTTAGAGACACAATTGATTTTAGGCAAGCAAGTTTTAGAGATTGTATTGGATTTGCTAAAAGACGATTCAAAAACAGGGGCAGTTCTACCTTTAAACATAAATGACCGTGAATTTACAATTACTGTAGAAAAGGAGGCAAACGAATGAAAAGATTTATCGCAATCTGGATTTTATTGTCTGCTGGATTGAACATCTGGCAGATGGACAGGATTAGAGTTTTGGAAGAAAAGCACCCGATGGTTATCTATAAAGCTGATAATCAAGGCGCAGAAATCAAAGGCAGAGTCGTTCACAAAGAAAAAATAGGCGACCTGTACACAGTTACAATACAGAACTACGGCATTTTCGTGGTATCGCAAGACAACTACGAATCTTTAAGGATTGGAGGCGAGGTGAGACTATGACACCAAAATTTAGAGTGTGGGATAAACATAACCAAAATATGTTTGCTAATGATGAATTGATTATTTGGAATAACAATGTTTATGCTAACGATAGCAAAAAACTTTCATGGAATTACTTAAAAGGCTGGTCGATTGATGAAGAATACCTTATGCAATCAACAGGCTTGTTTGATGAAAATGGGGTAGAAATCTTTGAGGGGGATATAGTACAATTTGAAGATTATTATGAAGTGTCCGATTCCCTGTATATAAACAAAGGTATTATAGAATGGTGTCAAGGCGGCTTTCATGTTACCAATAGAGACTCTGTATTAATGGAAGATTTGCTTGATGGAGACTCATTAGATGTTACAATCATCGGTAACATCTACGAAAATCCAGAGCTTTTGGAGGTAAATCATGACACTATTCGATGAAGTACAGCAACTTAGCTCAGAAAGCCATGCTAAATGGTTTGAGCGTTATTTTAAGAAATATAACCTAGAAGGAAAACTAAAAACTTCTGCTCAAAAAGGTTATACAGGCTATTTAATCGATGTTTGGTCAGTTAGAGACGAATATCTCAGGAATCGATTAGGAGATGAAAGAACGTTGGAAGCGTTAAGAGAATTATTAGGAGCTGGCTTTACTGTCAAATATAAGCTTTATCTATCTAAAAATTTTTTCACTGGCCAAGATTTCGTTTCTAACAAGAAAATTCACATAACCTGGTAATAAAAAAAGCCAAGACACTCTCTGCCTCAGCTATAATCTCAATAATATTATTATATCACAAAGGAGGCAAAGAATGAACAAGGCTAAAGAGCTATTGAAAGAATTACAAGACCTTGATATGGACATTCAAAGCCGTATAGATGAAATCAATGAGCTTGAGGATGGTTTGCTCTCAAGTCCTAAGTGGTCAGATGTCAAAGTACAAGGTGGTCAAGCTAGAAAAGTTGATGACGTCTATACTCAACTTGTTGTGATGAAAGAGGCTATAGAGCAGGACACCAAGGAAGTTATTGACAGGAAACTTGAATTAGGTAGGATGATCAATAGGCTTAAAAATCCAAAAAGCAGGTCTGTCCTTAGAATGACTTACATTACTAAGACCTACATTGAGGATATTTGCGACAATTTGAGAATTAGTAAGGCAACTTATTACAGATTACGCAAACAGGCTGAGTCTGAACTAGAGGAGACTATCATAGACAAAGTGAACTAAAGTGAGTGCGCATGAAGTCTAAAATCTGTTAAAATGGTAGTATCAAGAATTAAAGCAAAGGCACCTTAGGCAACTGCCTAGAAAAGCTTCTGAAAAACTGCTGGCTTGGGTTACCAGTGGCGATAGAGTAGGATGTTTTAATATCGCAAAAAGACTACACAAAATAAAAAAGGAAAAAGTAATTTCTAATTAACACGCAAGTCTGTAGTCTGCTTGCACTGAGTCACTCTTTGAGTGGCTTTTTATTTTGTCGGAAAGGAGGTAGTCCGGTGAGTGGATAAATTAACCCCAAAACAAGAGCTATTTGTCCAAGGAATAATCTCCGGACTATCTCAAAGACAAGCGTATAAGAAGGCATTTCCTAACTCAAAAAAATGGAAAGATAGCACGGTTGATAGCAATGCTTCAAGATTGCTTCAAAATAGCAAGGTTTTAGCAAGGTATCGTGAGTTACTCAAACAGTTCTCGAACATGTCCTTATGGTCTAGAGAACAGGCTTTTAACGAGTATGAATGGCTTAAAAACAAGGCTAGAGCAAGTATCGAGAATGAAGGTATCAGGCAAGCTAATTCCAGCGCCTTTCTTTCAGCTTTGGACGGCATGAATAACATGGCTTGGAAGGACTTGAAATTGACTGACGACAAAATCAGACAGGAAATTGAATTGCTCAAAATCAAGATTGAAAGTAATCAAGGCTCTAAGTCTGATACAAGCCTCATGGAAGCCTTGTTGAATGCAGTGAGGGGCGGTGACGAGGTTGAAGATTAAGTTTTCAAATAAACAAGCCGACATCATTCGCAGGCCATTCAACTATGAGCTTGAGGTCAACGAGGGCACGCCTCGAAGTGGTAAGACAACCGCTGGCCATTTCAGATATGCAAGATATTTGATTGAATCACCAGACGAAAACCATTTAATAGCTGCATACAATCAAGAGCAAGCCTACCGTCTATTCATTGACGGTGACGGCACAGGTCTAATGCACATCTTTGATGGCAATTGTAAAATCAAGCATGACGAGCACGGAGACCACCTCTTAATCGATACACCAAACGGAACTAAGCGAGTTTATTATAAGGGAGGCGGTAAAGTTAATAGCGTCGGAGCTATCACTGGTATGTCGCTTGGCTCAGTGGTCTTTTGTGAGATAAACCTACTGAATATGGATTTTATCCAGGAAGCATTCAGACGGACGTGGGCTGCTAAGCTCAGATATCATCTAGCTGACCTAAACCCTCCAGCTCCACAACATCCAGTCATTAAGGATGTGTTTGACGTTCAAAACACACGCTGGACCCATTGGACCATGGATGACAATCCGATTCTATCTGACGAGCGTAAGCGTTCCATCATTCAATCCTTAAAGAAAAAACCTTACCTCTACAAGAGAGACGTGCTCGGTCAACGTGTCATGCCTCAAGGCGTTATTTATGGCCTATTCGACCTTGAAAAGAACATCAAGGACAACTTGGTAGGCGAACCTATGGAAATGTATTTCAATGGTGATGGTGGGCAATCTGACGCCACCTCGATGTCTTGTAACATCGTTACTCAACATAGAGAGGGCAGTAAGACTTTCTTTAGACTCAATCGTGTAGCTCATTACTATCATAGTGGAGCTGAAACTGGCCAAGTAAAGGCTATGTCTACCTATGCGGTCGAGCTTCGAGCATTTATTCAGTGGTGCGTGAGCAAGTATCAAATGCGCTATACCGATGTCTGGATTGACCCAGCATGTAGATCCTTACGAGAGGAATTGCACAAGCTAGGGATTCAGACAAGAGGGGCTTTGAATAACGCCCATGACGTTAGCAGCAAGGCGAAGGGTATCGAGGTAGGGATTGAACGTGGCCAAAATATCATCTCTTCAGGTCAGTTCTTGCTTATCAATCACCAAGAAGAAGAGTACGACCATTACTATTTCCTGAAAGAGATTGGTCTTTACAGTCGTGACGATAACGGACGGCCAATTGACAAAGATAACCACGCAATGGACGAATTCAGATATAGTGTGAACGTATTCTATAAGCATTACGCTAATTTTTAGCAACAAGGAGCCGATAAATGGGCATTATTCAATTTGTCAAAAATCTATTTAAGAGAGGACAGTATGCAATGACGACAGAAAGTCTAGCAAGTATCACAGACCATCCTAAAATTGCAGTGACAAGCGCAGAGTATCGTCGAATCAACGAGAATTTAAGATACTATCAGAGCAACGCTGACAAAATCACTTACATAAATACGGACGGCATCAAGAAACAAAGAGAAGCGACCCATTTGCCAATCGCTCGGACCGCTGCTAAGAAGATTGCAAGCCTGGTATTCAATGAACAAGCTTCGATTAAATTGGACGATAAAGAAGCAAACACATTCATTCAAGAAACCTTGAAGAATGACCGCTTTAACAAGAACTTTGAGCGCTATCTTGAGAGCTGTTTAGCCCTTGGAGGCCTTGCCATGAGGCCTTATGTGGATAATGGACGAGTGAGAGTGTCATTCATTCAAGCGCCAGTCTTTTTACCACTTCAATCTAACACGCAGGATATTTCGAGCGCTGCTATCGTGACTAAGACGATTAAGGCTTCAGGTCAGAAGAACATCTACTACACCTTAATTGAGTTCCATGAGTGGGCCAAGGATGGGAAGTACATCATTTCAAATGAGCTATACAGGTCTGAAAGTTCTGAGCAAGTCGGAGGGCGTGTGCCTTTGGCAGAAGTCTACGAGGATCTAGAAGAACAAGTTGAACTTGACGGTCTAACAAGACCGCTTTTTTCTTACCTAAAACCTCCTGGAATGAACAACAAGGACATCAATTCGCCTTTAGGCTTGTCTATCTTCGACAATGCCAAGAGCACGATTGATTTCATTAATACGACCTATGACGAGTTCAAGTGGGAAGTCAAGATGGGCCAACGTCGAGTGGCCGTTCCCGAAAATCTGACAGAAACTAGAATGGTCAACAATGATGGAGACGTCCAACTTGTCAAACGCTTTGACACTGAACAGAATGTCTACTTACGCTTATCTACTAACGACATGGACGGCGGAAGCATCACAGACCTGACAACGGCAATCAGGGCAGATGATTACATCAAGACCATTAACGAAGGTCTAGCGCTTTTTGAAATGCTCCTAGGTGTATCGGCTGGAATGTTTACATTTGACGGGCAGAGCTTGAAGACTGCGACAGAGGTCGTTTCTGAAAACTCGGATACCTATCAAATGAGAAACAGCATTGTAAGCTTGGTTGAGCAGTCTTTGAAAGAGTTGATTATCTCAATCTGTGAGCTCGGCAGCCTTTACGGTCTATACAACGGCCCGATTCCTCAAATGGAGAAGATTGCAATCAATCTCGATGACGGAGTATTCACTGACAAGAACAATGAGCTTGATTATTGGACTAAGGCTTTGGCCAGTGGCATTGTCAGCAAGGCTCACGCTATTCAAAAGGCTTTCAATATGTCAGAAGTTGATGCTAAGAAGATGATTCGAGCAATCAACCAGGAAACAATGGACACGGCTAACAGTCAGCGAACGCAAGAGGACATCGACTTGTACGGAGAGTGATTAAATGTCAAAAAAAAGACCACCAATCCAATTCAATGACGAGCAACTGCTACTTCAAGCAAGCAATGTCGCAGACATCTATCATCAGCTAGCCTTGGATTTATTTGATAACGTGGTCGAACGTGTGACTGAACGAGGCACGGTCTATCTCGATAAGCAACCATACATCTGGCAACTCGAAAAGATGCAACAGATGCACATGTTGAACGAGGAGAACCTGAAGCTAATTTCTAAATATTCTGGAGTAGCTGAAGAACAACTACGCTACATCGTCGAAAATGAGGGTTTGAAGCTCTACACGGACACAAAACAGCAACTTTTAGAAGATTTAGGGCATGGATCTGCAGGAAATAGCAATCATATCCAAGAAATCCTTGCCGATTATGCTAGTCAAGCTGTCGGAGATATCCACAACTTAATCAATACTACGTTGCCGATGTCTGTAATTGGCGCATATAAAGGCATTGTTGAACAATCTGTCGCTAGAGTAGTTACCGGTCTTTCTACTGCTGATAAGGCTATCTCTGATACGGTCATGCAATGGCAAGAGAAAGGTTTTCAGGGCTTCAAGGATAGAGCTGGGCGTAACTGGAAGATTGACAACTACGCACGGACGGTTATCAAGACGACAACCTATCGTACTTATCGAGAAATGCGAACTAGACCAGCTGAAGAGCTAGGTATCGATACCTTCTATTTCTCAAAGAAGTCATCAGCTCGTAAGTCATGCGCGCCTCTGCAACATCATGTAGTAACAACTGGTCACGCTAGAACGGAGCATGGAGAGCATATTCTTGCTTTGTCTGATTACGGATACGGTCGTCCAGAAGGCTGTTTGGGCGTTAACTGCGGTCACATGCTTACCCCATTCATCCCAGGAGCCAATTATAAGCCCGATTTGGGCGAGGACGTCGACTCGGTTAGCCCAGAACAAGCGATAGAGAATGCTAACGCAGAAGCTAAGCAGAGAGCTCTAGAACGGTCTATCAGAGCAAACAAAGAAAAACTTCACGTCGCTGAGAAATTGGGCGATGATGATCTGATAAACAAGTACAAGAGCAAGATAGGCACTCAAAAGGCTGCTTTGAAAGATTATATCGATAAGCACCCCTTCCTGAAACGTAATGAAGCTAGAGAGAAATACTATGACGACCCATTTTCTCAAGCTCAAAAAGAAGTAAAACTCAGGAAGAAGATGTCAGAATATCACTACATCAAAGAGGATGAAATACCTGCATTTAAGAAAGTGGGCGGGAAAATTACTAAAGCAGAGCGTAAGGTTATCTATGCATATGAAAACCCTCAAGGTTTGGGATATATTCGTACACCTCACAGTTTTACTATCAATGAATACTTGAGAAATAAAAATGTAATGCCGCCTGAGTATCAGAATATAGTTGATACTTTGGATGGGGTCATCAAGAAAAATAGAGCTCTAAAAAATATCAAAGTCAATAGATTTGATGATGAGGGGTACTTTAATGCTATCCTTAGAAAGAACGCTAGTCTTTTGGAAAAACATGATAGCATTGAGTCTGCTCTTAATTCTGGACAAGCTACTTTTGATAATGATGGCTATACATCTACTAGTTATATTCCTAAATACAATTTCTTCCAGGACAGACCTATTAAAACCATTATCAACATTCCTAAAAATGCTGAAATTTATTTCACTGATAACGATATAGAGAGCGAGATTATTCTTCCAAAAGGTTCAAAATATGATATAATTAACATGAAACGAAAAGAGGATAATGTTATTATTGAAATGAATCTAAGAGAGGAGTAAAATCTATGAATTTGGAAGAAGCGTTAAAACAAGTAAGCAGCTGGAATCTTAAAAAGCCTGCTCCATTAATTCCTTCTGAAATGACTGACGAGGAGCTCTCTCGTTTGCGTTTTACATGGGTTTCTCCAGAAGATGAAGAACTTGTCATGAACGAACTCAAAAGACGTGGTCTAGCTTTGTAAACGATTAGCGCTTAGAACAATCTAGGCGCTTTTTTCATGCAATAAATTGCTATAAACCACTATAAACCGCATCGAAATCGAGGCGGTTTTCTTATACCCTAACCGTATGGAATCCCGTACGGTTTTTTGCTTGACTTTATCCGCAGTCGGTAAAGAACGGAAGATAATACCTAATTTTAGGAGGATAGAAGAATGCCAGAAGACATTCAAACACAAACTGACCAGCCAGTCAATGCTGGAGAAAACACTGAGTCACAAACTCAAGAGCAATCTGTCAAGACTTTCACTCAAGATGAAGTGACTGGTCTTGTAGCTAAAGAAGCCAAGAAAGCGCAAGAGAAAATCTTCAAAAGCCTAGGATTCGAAGATGTCAAAAGTGCTAAAGAAGGACTTCAACAACTCAAAGAGTGGAAAGACTCACAAAAGAGCGAGGCTGAGAAACAGTCAGAAGCGCTTGCTGCTAAAGAGAAAGAGCTAGAACAGGCTTTATCGGATAAGAAAAATCTAGAAGCGAAACTATCAGCTCTGACTTTGGGAGTAAATGCTGAGTCTGTCGACGACGTCATCACTCTATCTGCTCGCTTGGTATCCGATGAGGTGTCTATTGAAGATGCAATCGGCCAAGTGTTACAGAAATACCCTCAGTTTGGTCGCACAGAGCAATCAGAGGAGAAGAAGCCGACATTTTCGGCCGGAGGAAATCCAACGGCTGGAACGAACCAAGAAGATGCCTTTTTAAAGGCTCTCGGACTAAATAATTAACAGGAGAATGATCAATGACAATTAACTACATCACTAAACACGAAGGCACCTTTGAAAAGAAATTGATGCAAGGCGCACTCACAAGCATTTTGGAAACGCCACAAGTAAACTGGTTGGGCGCTAAGTCTTTCGAGTTGCCTACAATTTCAGTGACTGGCTATAAGGCACACACACGCTCTAAAGGCTATAACTCTGGTACAGTTTCAAATGACAAGAAAGTTTATACACTAGGATTCGACCGTGACGTTGAGTTCTTTGTGGACGCTGCAGACGTAGACGAAACCAACCAAGAGCTTTCAGCTGCTAACGTATCTAACACATTCATCACTGAACACGCAACTCCAGAAGTTGACGCTTACCGCTTCTCTAAAATTGCTACAGAAGCTATCACAAACAGTCACTTCAAGTCTGAAGATGACCTATCAGAAGTGAATGTCTACACTAAATTGAAAGCTGCCCTTTTGCCAGTTCGCAAATATGGCGCTCAAAACATCGTTATGTATGTTTCTAGCGAAGTTATGGACTTCTTGGAACGCTCTAAAGAGTTCACACGATCAATCGCCACTACATCACCTCAAGGTATCGACACTCGCGTCACTTCACTTGACGGAGTTCAGCTTATTGAAGTTTGGGACGATGCACGCTTCAAGACTAAGTTTGATTTCTCAGAAGGTTTTGTTAAGGCTTCAGACGGTAAAAACATTAACTTCTTGATCGTGGCTAAGCCAGCAATCATTGCTAAGGCTAAATTCAACTCAATCTATCTGTTCGCTCCTGGTCAACATACGGAAGGTGACGGATACTTGTATCAAAACCGTTTGTATCATGACCTTTTCGTCTTGCAGTCAAAACAGGACGGGGTCTATGTTTCTCACAAATCTGCTTAATGAGGAGGTAGAAAATGCGTAAATACGAAAAAATGAACCAAGTCTACACAGTACAAGAAGGTAGCTTGCTAGAAGCTCAGCTAATCGCTGATGGCTTTGAAGAAGTAATTGAAGATGGTCAAATCGCAGAAATTTTGGCCACTCGTTCAATTTCGGACATGACTTTGGCAGAGTTGAAAGCTCTGGCTAAAGAGCGAGGGTTTGAGGGCTATTCAAACAAGACCAAAGATGAATTATTGGAGGTGCTAAATGGCCAAATTTGAATCAAAAAATAATTTTTTTGTTGAAAAAACAGGGCAACAATTCGATGCAGGGGTTGTTTATGAAATGACATCTGCCGAAGCGGATGAAATCAACAGACGCTCAACTGCGCACTTTGGTGAAGAATGGCTTGAGTGTATCGAGCCAGATGTAGCACCTGTAGAACTTACAGAACCAGTTCCAGAAATCCCTGAATCAACTGACTTCTTGATGTAAGGTGGTGTTGTCATGACCTACTTAACAAGAGAAGAGTTCAGAGGTTTAGGTTTTGATTCGGTTGAAAATTTTGACCAGTTGCTACAACGAGCTGAAATGACTATCGATGCTTACACTAGAGATTTCTACTCTATGAATAGTTTTGATACCGATATTGAGGCAAGAAAGAAGGCTGTCAAACGTGCCACAGCCTTTCAGATTGCTTACTTGGACAGTTCAGGTATCATGACAGCAGAAGATAGACAATCTATTGCGAGCATGTCAGTAGGACGGACATCAGTAAGCTATCGCACAGGCTCTCAGAATGGCTCAGGTTCGCTTTCTTTGGCAGAGAGGTATAATTTATCGAGAGATGCTGAAAACTGGCTGAGAATGGCAGGATTTGGCTTTGCGAGGATTGATTATGATAGATAAACGAATGCTACCTGACTCTTTGACGATTAAGAAGGTCGAAGGGAAAGATGATTGGGGGAAAGAGACATACTCTGACCCCCTTTATTTATCCCCTTGCAAATTCGACAGAACCTTCTCTCATACCGGGACAGGCAACCATCGTAGCGAAAGGAATTCATCGACTGTAATTGTCTATCCTAAATACTGCCCTATCAAGCTTGATAAGAGCTTTGTTGGTGGCATCGTTGAGGAAGATGATACCAGTTATGTTGTCAAAGATATTATTCCACAATACCATCCTTTTACTAAGAAGTTGTTAGCTTATGAAATCGAGGTGATTTGATGGGTGGGGTTAGTGTGAAGATTGACTTAAAAGGTGTTGAGAAGAAAGTTTCTCCAGAGAATTTCGCAAAAGGACAACTTGCTATTGCTGAACAAATGGTCCTGGATATGGATAGATTTGTTCCAAAAAGAAAAGGAATACTGAGAGCTAGTGGACACGTTCGACAAGATTCAATCATCTACGCAACACCTTATGCTAGATTGCTTTACTATGGCAAGAAACGGAAAGGTTTCTTTTCTGAAAAGCAAAGAAAGTTCTTCTTTGCAAATAAGGAGAAGCTACTGAGTCAAAAACCAACACCTGGAACTGGTCCAAGATGGGATAAGAAAGCCTCGGCTCTATATGCAAAGAATTGGGCAGAGGTCGGTGCCAAAGCAATGGGAGTTAAATAATGCACGAAAATGACTTTTCAGAGGTCTTGCTGGAGCATATCAAAGGTGTTCAAACCCAAATCCCCTCAAAACATGGCTATTTAGACGAGCGTGAGGGATTGGTAATCTATCCGCTTCCTGGGGGAAACGTGGTAGAAGAGGACATGGCAGGAACGCAGATTGTGGACCTGCCTTTTGAGATTGCAATCAAGTCAAAAGACCAGAAACTAATTGATAACACTTTGTGGCAGATTAACACTGCCTTATCAAAAATCGGCTTGGAATTACCAAGTAAGAACAATTCATATAACTATTTAGGCCTTGAAGTCAAGAAACCGTATTTAAACGAGTTGGACGAACAAGGCTTTTACACTTATTTGCTGGATGTAACAGCAAATCTTGAAATCGAAAGGAAAGAATAAATGCCAAAGAACAAAAACGCACTACGAAAACACTACATCGGCCCTTATAGCGCTGAAAATCCTGAAACAGTACCAGGAAAAGAAGCGTATATGTGGATCGCTAAAGGGATTAAATCATCCTCTCCTGAAAATAATGAAGAAGATGACGATGCAGCATACTTTGACGGTGATGGTACTAAAGAGAACATCATTGTTTCAAAGACACGAGGCCGTACATTTGAAGGGCACCGCGATTACTCAGACAAGGCCCAGAACTTTGTAGCAGACAAAGAAGATGAGGTTGGTGATGATCTCATTGTCTGGTACAAAGAAGTCTCATCTGATGGCAAAACTCAAAAAGAGGGACTTGCTCGTCTCTCTGAGATTGAAATTGGTGACGGTGAAGCCTCTGAGCTTGAAAAAATCAAGTTCAAGATTGTATGGATTCGCAAACCTAAGAAATCAAACGTATTACCTGAATAGGGGCAGGGCGATTTTCGCCTTGTCTTCTTTTTTTAAAAGGAGATAAAAATGGTCGTAATTAAGAAATTAAGTAATATCATCCCTGTTGATTTTGGGGAGTTTCAGCTGGAATATGTGGCGAATGATGAGAATATCAAACGCATGAAGACAATTGGTCAGAATATGGAGAAACGTGCTAAAAAACTGGAAAAAGCAGATGATGAGTCAGCTTTCAAAGAGGCTTACAAAGCATCTAAAGATAGCTGGACAGAGTTGTTCGATGAAGAAGCTTTTGAAAAAGTCTATAAATTTTCAGGCGAAACAACAACAGACACAATTTACTATCTGATTCAAACCATCCGTGGAATCGTTAGCGAATTTGAGAATCGAAATTCTGAAAAAGCAATCAAGAAATATTTAGAGGGTTAATCATGCTAGATCTATCACGAAAATTAACAGATGAGTTGGTTATTGGTGATAAGGTCTACTCTCTCAATATGTCCTTTGATAACATCATTAGACTCTTTGAAATGTGGTGTGATGAGGAAATACCAGAACAGGTTAAGCCTTTCTTTGCTTTAAAAATGCTTTCAGGAGATGGTTTTGGGTCGTTCTCGATTGAAGATGCTATGGATATCTTCCAACAAGTTTTCGAGGAACATATTCAATTGAAGTCGCTGAAAGATGTATCGGTTGAGTACGATTTGGCCGGAAATGTGATGCAAAAAGAACCTTCTACTCAAAGCAATGAACCGCCTGTGTATGATATTTCGCTTGACGGAGATTTCATCTATGCGAGCTTCATGCAAGCATACGGTATTGATTTGCTTGAAGAAAGAGGTAAATTGCACTGGAAGAAGTTCAACGCTTTGTTATCAGGATTGCCAGAAGGTACTAAATTCGTTGAAGTCATCAAAATCAGGAAGTACAAGCCACGGAAAGGCGACTCTCAAGCTTACATCGATGAAATGATGAAGTTGAAGAAAGAGTATGCCTTACCTGATTCTGAAGGATATGATGATGAAGATGATGATTATGACTACGATATGGAATAGGAAGGAGGTAACAAGATGGCAGATGGTAAGGTTGTCATTCAAGTTGATATGGATGGCGACAAAGCTCAATCAGGAGTCGCACGTCTAAAGGGAATGGTCGGAGGATTGGCCGAAAGTGGTACACAATTAGGTTCAGTCTTTAAATCTGTTCTTGGAGCTAACATTGTCAGCGGTGCGCTGATTTCAGGGATTCAGTCTTTGGGAAACGCTATGAAAGGTGTATTCTCTACCGCTCTGGACGAAGGAGCGAAGCTCCAACAGTCATTCGGTGGTATTGATACTCTCTACAAGGGAGCTGAAGACACCATGAAGCAATATGCTACTACTGCAGCATCTGCAGGAATTTCAGCTAACACATACGCTGAGCAAGCTGTTTCTTTCGGTGCTAGCTTGAAGCAAGCACTTGGCGGTGATGCAGTGAAGGCTGCCGAATCAGCCAATAAAGCAATTATGGCTATGGCCGACAACTCAGCTAAGATGGGTACTGATATTGGTTCAATTCAGATGGCTTATCAAGGCTTTGCCAAAGGTAATTACACCATGCTGGACAATCTCAGGCTAGGCTATGGTGGTACTCAACAAGAAATGCAACGACTTCTTAAAGATGCCAGCAAGCTTGAGAAAGCAATGGGTAAGAAGTTCGATATCAACAACTTTGCAGATGTCGTTGAGGCTATTGACTTGGTTCAACAAGAGTTAGGAGTTGCGGGAGTTGCAGCAAAAGAAGCTGAAACTACTTTTAGTGGTTCATTCTCTGCAATGAAGGCTTCTGCATCCAATTTCTTGGCAAATCTCTCGCTTGGTGAGGGTATCGGTCCATCTCTTAAGACGCTAATTTCTACTACCTCAACTTTTCTTCTTGGTAACTTCGTGCCAATGGTTGGAAATATCATGCGACAACTTCCTCATGCTATTGAAGTCGCGATAGCTGAAGCAGGTCCTAAGATTGAACAAGGGTTCAGGTCATTATTCGCAGGGATTGGAGTGGATGATGGTGCATTTGATGTTATCAAGGATACTTTCAGAGATGTAGTCGTGACAATCCAGTCACTTTTTGGAGAATTGACCAGTGAAGGCAATGGGTTCAAGGATTTACTTCAAGGGGTTAGCAATGTGATAACATTCGTAAATGTTGTCATACAAGAATTAGCAAGAGGATTTCAATTCGTTTTAGATTCATTTGCTGAGACAGGAGCTATCAATAGTGCTTATAGTGCATTCAAGGACTTGTATGAAGCCGCTACTGAGGTCGCTCAAAACCTAGGAGAAGCTATTCCATGGGAAACGATTGGTACAGCAGTAGGGCAGATTGTAAATGGAATTTCAACTCTTGTAAGTTGGTTTTCAAAACTTGCCCAATCGATTAGTCCAGACATGTGGAGTGCATTGATTACGGGCGTTGTTAGTTTCGCGGTTGCTCTAAAAGGAATTAAAACAGGTCTTACAATCGCAAGAGGTCTCAAATCAGCTTTTGATTTTGGGAAAAATCTTGTTTCATTGATTAGCAATACTCTTAGTCTTACCGCCGCTCAAGCAACAAATGCGGCTGCAAGTACCGCAATGAGCGCCGGAAATACAGCAGTTGGAACAAGTGCAGGAGCAGCTGCAAGTTCTGTCTTGAAATTAGGAGCAGGCTTGTTAATGGTTGGAGCAGGTGTTTTACTTGCTGCGACAGGAATCTATCTTTTGGTTCAAGCCGCTATCCAATTATCAAGCGCTGGTGCAGGAGCAATCCTAACCATGGTCGGCTTGGCTGTTGGAATCGCTGCACTTGCTGCAGTATTCGCTTTTTTAGGTCCTGCATTAACAGCAGGAGCAGTTGGTATTTTAGCCTTTGGTGCAGCAATAGCATTGATTGGGGTTGGAGTATATGCCGCTTCGGTTGGTTTAGCGCTGTTAGCGGTGCAATTACCTGTTATCTCTACTTACGGATTATCAGCCTCGGTCGCTCTTGTTGCTCTAGGTGCTTCAATGCTTGTTCTTGGTGCGGGAGCACTAGTAGCAGGAGCTGGATTGCTTGTGCTAGGAGCAGGATCCTTGGTTGCAGCGGCAGGAGCAGTGGCTTTCGGAGCTGGTCTCTTAATAGCTTCAGTCGGTGTTGCCGCCTTTGGATTGGCTCTAGGAGTGTGTGCGCCTGCTATTTCAACATTCGTTGATGCAATAAGCAAAATAATCGAGACTTTGAGCGGTGGATTGTCTAACATTCTAGATGCAATATCAAAGGTTATTCAATCTGTTGGGGATTCTGCACTTAAAGCAGGTCAAGGTTTCAAGGCTTTGGCAGAAGGTGTCGTGATGATCACTAACACAAGTCTTGGCGATATGGCCGCTTCTTTAGGAGCGGTTGCTTTAGGTGTCGGAAAAATAGCAGGATACGGCTCTGACTTGTCAGCAGTTGGGAGTGGTATGACTATTCTCAGTAATGGAATGATGATGTTCGCTCAATCTGCTACGATAGCAACTGGTGCATTAGCAACATTTCCTGGCTTGATTTCTAACTTGTCAGTCGTTACAGGAAGTGCACCGGCTTCATTCCTTATTCTGGCAACGGCCGTTAAAACGGCTGGAACATTGATGGCTACAAGCATGCAAGCAAGCATGGCTCAAATTCTTGTTGTAGTGAGCAATGGCATGGTCTCAATTGTGCAAAGTGTTCGCAATAATGGAAGCCAGATGGTGGCAGTTTGGAGAGTATCCGGTCAGCAACTCGTTAGCGCTACTCAAGGATTTGTGAATTCAGCTAACAGCACTCTTTCTCAAATCGGCCAAGGAGTTAACCTTCATGCAAACGGTTCAGCTCTCATGTCTGGTTTGAAGTCTGGGATTGACTCAGGTTGGTCTCAGATTACTTCTAGTGTCTCAAATATGGCTAAATGGATTAAAGACCATAAAGGGCCTGTTTCGTATGACAAAAGATTGCTTATCGAGAATGGTTCAGCTCTCATGACTGGTTTGAACCGAGGTATTCAGGCTGGTTGGAGAAATGTCATGGATAACATTTCAAGAATGGCAGGGACTATTCAGGACGTAATTAACGACGATTACTCTGATATTGGCTGGCAGATTGGCCTAGGCATTTCAGACGGTCTTAATTCGTCAATGGATAAGGTCACAGGACATTTGGATGCTATTCGTGATCATGTGAATGATTTTAGCTTGAAATCTAAGAACCTCTTGACTGGTGCGACTGCTACTATGTCAAGTCAATTGAAAGTTGAAACCTTGAGAGGTAAGACGCCAAACGATGAAACATCTAGCAGACAAGAAGCCTATATCGCTCATTCAACAAGTCTATTGTCTGATGTGATTGATAGCTTGTCAGAGTTGAGAGAGCAAGTAGCACAAGGCCAGATGATGGTCTTGGATACAGGCGCCCTTGTTGGTGGTACTGCTTATGCTTATGATGAAGCAGTAGGGAACATTCAGACATTGAGAGGACGGCATCGATTATGATTACTCAAATTAAGGAATATATCCAGTTCGGTGATTTTAATAGCAAAGATGCCGGTTGGTATCTTCAAAGTAGGGATGCTCCTACTCCTGACAAGAAGGAGATTGTGGAGCAAATCCCTTACCTACAAGGTGTTTTAGACTTCTCTGACGTGCTCGGAGAAGTCTTCTTTGATAGACGAGAAATCACATACGAATTCAAACTTCCAAATAAAGACTATCCTGACAGGAAATTGGCTGAGCGATTTATCAAATCTAGTATGGCCACGAAATCTGATAGTCAGCTATTTGACACTCACGACAGGAGATATTATTGGCTTGGAAAGGTCAAGAGCATTAAAGTGACAGATGTTCCTTTGAAGAAGCATTTGATTGCTACAATCGTCTTCATTTGCTATCCATTCGCATTTCATGTTGATAATTACTTCGATGATGTTTGGGATACATTCGACTTCGAGAACGATTTCTCTAATTGGACTAAATGGCAGATTAATGGCCAAAATGAAATATTCTTCATCAACGGTGGAGATACATCCGTTAGTCCAACAGTTATCTGCAGTAGTGACATCAGCCTTATCGATAAGAAAGGTAAAACATATAAGTTTAAGAAAGGTGAAAATACAGATTTCGTCTTATCTATGAAACCAGGTATGAACCGTTTTACTGCTAAGGGAAATGGTTCGATATCGTTGAGATTTAACGCCGAGGTGATGGCATGAGTAGTAGAGGCGGTTTTGAAGTATATTTTTGGAACTCTTTTAGAGAAATGTTATCGGATACCGACTTTACCAAAAAGAAGGTTGTTCATAGTCCGTATTCTCGACAAGGCAATAAAATCCTTTCAGGTTCTATCAAGCAAGCGCAGAATGCAATTAATGAATTTACTTTTGTTATGCCGATGCAAAATGATTTGTATCAAAAACTCATCCCTTTTCAATCGATTGTTCAGGTCGTGAATTTATATGACGAGGAAGTCGAATTCGAGGGCAGGGTTTTGAGCGTTTCAAATAAAATGACGAGCACAGGATTCGTCCAAGAGGTTGTTTGTGAAGATTTCCTTTCTTTCTTGCACGATAGCACGCAACATTTTCAAAAGTTGAAAAATACTGGTGCTGAAGCATACTTGAGAGAAATCTTGAATCAGCATAATGCGCAAGTGGAAGATTACAAGCGAATCTATCTTGGTTCTGTTACTGTCAAGAGTTTGACAGACAAGCCTTGGCGATATCTTGGATATGAATCAACCTGGGATACAATTCGAGAACGTATTATCGCGAATATTGGAGGTTATCTGACATTGAGAAGGGCGAGTGATGGATTGTATCTAGATTGGACTACATCTATCGGCCAAAATCAACAGTCGCCAATTCAACTTGGGCGAAATATCAAATCAGCTTCTCGAGAGATTTCATTCGATGGGATTGCTACTCAAATCATGCCGATTGGAGCAGATGAGAAGAATACAAAGAAACCGAGTAAGGGAGCTGAAAAAGAGGAGCAGGGTTCTGATGTAACCAGAAAGCAAATCGATATCTCATCGGTCAACGGTGGTAAGATATGGCTTGAAGATGCCGAGCTTGTAGCTAAATTTGGCATTATTAGAAAGCCTGTTATTTGGACGGAGATTGATAACCCTCAAGTGTTAAAGAATAGAGGTCTTCAGTATCTAAAAAATCAGAAAATCGCTTTAGCCAAGTGGACGGTTGCAGCAGTCGAGAGATATTTGATTGACTCTAGATATGTGAAATTTAAAATCGGTAATACCCATCCGATTTTGAATGCTCCGCTCTCAGGAGTTGAGACTTTGCAAATTATTGAGAAGAAGATTGACATCTTAAACCCTCAAAGTGTGGACTTGGTAATTGGTTCTAGGTCTCAATCGTTATCTGCTTATCAACTTCAAACTCAAGAAGCAATCGAGTCGATTGAACGCGTCAAAGCGGATCAAGACATTGAGAATAAGCGTGGTATACTATTGACTCTAACAAGTGAATTAGAACGCTTGAGAAATGAACACAAGCCTGAGCATGCAGAAAGAATAAAAGGGTTAGAATCTGAAATCAATAAAATTAGAAATGAATTAGGAGGAAGTTAATGACAACAGAAGAAGCAACAGGACGTTTGAATCTATACGACGACACATCACCGCTGCCAAACACTAAGAACATCAATATACTAGTTGATGGTATTAGGAAGAAAACGAGAGGCGCTGACGTTCGTGAATCGATTGCGAAAGCTATTGAAGTTACATATGAGAATGCCACAAGAGAGGGCAATGCAAATATGGAAGTGGCAAAGGCTAGAGGTGGATTTGACACACTTTCGCAAAATCTTTTGAGCATAAATGCTAATGCGTATGCTGCTAATCAAAAAGTCAGTCAACTTATTAATGACAAAGTTGATAAGAATGGTACTGCGCAAGTTACTTGGGCAATGTTAGCACAAGACGCACGAGAGCAAATCGCTGGAACCAAAGTGGCAGTTGTTGGAAATAATGCTGTTAGCTCTGCTAATATTGTTAACGGATCTGTAACAGACGCTAAATTAGATGAGCGTATGGGGTTTGGTTTAATGATAGCAGGACGATTAACAATCGATGCAAAAAATTCTATAGTAACATTAACCAGTGGAAGTTGGGTGCAAGTAGGAAAGCGGAAATTTGGAGTGACTAAGAATTTAACAACATCTCTTCCAAAAGAAACTATTAGCCAATATGTAATATATAACGACGAAACTCAAGATTTGTATGTGAGAAATCTTGGAAATGTTAGCAACATCGGTAATAGAGAAACCATTCTTGCCATTTTGTACAACGAGATGCTTGTGTATCCACAATCTTCTCCTTTCGTCAAGACTATTGGATTGAAAATTGGTGAGAGAAGTGACTATATAGATGCCGATTGGGGTACAGTGATCCAAGGTCAAATTATTTTTGACCCAAAAACACGAACGTTAAAAGGTAAACATGAGGGAAATAATTTTATCATCGCTTGCGATGGTTACTTCATCGATGGTATTGATGACTTTGAACTGACGTTTGATTCACCTTTCGGACGCTTGTTATTGTTCGATAGAGACACTAAAACTTTTCAGCTCACGACCATGTATTCTTATGCAGAATACCGACGAACTGAAATACCAAAAACAGCATCTCTAATCAAAATTGCGGAAATATATTTCGATGAAATTCGACATATATCTCACGAAAGAAATTTTGTTAACATCGATAAATTGGTTTCTGCTCAGTCAATAATCACATTAGAGCAACTCAAAATTGACCTGCAGACTAAAAAGACTGTTATTGTAACATTGGGCGATAGTACAACCGACGCACTAAGAACAACCAATTATACCGGAAACGTTCTTGAAGTTTTGGTTGACAAACCTAATAGCTACACTGAAATTTTAAATAACATTGTAAATGGTCAAAAAGGCTATTCATTCAACCATAAGTTTTACAATCGAGGATTCTCAGGAAAAACAATTAATTGGCTTCGACAAAATTTGGACGCTGTTCTATCTCCAATACATGAACCGATTGATTATGCATTTATTACGATGGGCATCAATGACCTGGTATATGATGCAAGTAAGATTAAATCGTTCCGTGACGATCATATCAATATTATCAATCGTTTGTTGGCAAAAGGGATTAAACCTGTACTAATGAGCACTCAAGCTGAATTTGAGAATCACAAGCGTTTTGGTTCGAAGATTAACGCTATAGCCGACAATATCAAGAAGGATTTAGCTGCAGAATTAGGATTGCCATTTATTGATTATAATGCAGGGACACGAAATATTTTGAATAATTCAGAATATAAGATTAGGGAATTAAGTCCTGATATGTGTCACTTTGGGAATCTAGGCCATCAAAAAGGGGCAGAATTCTTAGCAAGTCAACTAATACATCAGACGGTTGTGATTTCAGAATCTAGCAAAGTTGGATATCAAAACAACAAAATTGTGTCAGATTTGAACTATTCAGATTACTTAACAGATGAGCAGGATGAAGTCAAATTCATTGGAAGAACTGACGGATTTGATTTAGAAGGACAACTAAATTCTGCTCAAACAAAGACAATGTTTGAGGTTTCAATTTATATTGAACGCCCGTCAATTATCCGCTATTTTGGAGACAACGTGATTGTGACATCGAACGGGCAGTCGTTATCAGACGGAGCTGCGCTCGATATCGGATTTTATCGAATTTCAGCTAAAAACATCCCTGGAGTTGCTAGCAAATTCCGTGGCTTGAAATTTAATTTGAAGGAGGTATAACTATTGCCGATTGAAGAAGCAGAAAAAATCGCTCAAAGTCAATTCGCTTGGGCGATATTATTCATCATGCTTTTCTTGTTTATGATCCGATACCTCATCAGGACATCGGATAAACGAGAGAAGAAGATCATGGATTTGCATGAGCAATCAAAGGCCGACTCTAACAGACGAGAAGAACGTTTGATGAATCATCTTGAGAAGACAACGGAAAAATTGAGCGCAATCACTCACGAAATTGGTGGAATTACTCACGAAATCGGTGGCATTCAAAAAGAAATGGTTCGCATGAATGATCGCATGGATGAAATCGAAGGGGCAAATTGAGGAGGTTTAGATGCGAAAACTAAACACAACTAATTTGGAACAGTTCGACGGTGGTTTTCGTGTAAAACAGGGCGATTTAAGTTCATCTTTTGGCTTTAAATTGCTCGATGAAAATAAGGACCCTATTCCATCGCTTGATGGGCAGGAAGCGAAAATCACGTTAACAAAAGACGGAGAACAGTGGAAGCATACTTCGACTGTGACGAATGGATCAGTAGTATTTAACCTAGATGGTATTTTGCCAGAAGGGACGTACAAACTAGAAATTTGCGTGGCAGGGTATGTATTCCCAAGCGATGACTCGACTCAAATCCGAATTACAAAATCGGATAAGAACCTGGTCACAAATGAAATCCACGCTCTCAAAGAGTTGGATATCGCTGAAGAAGTTAAGAAGCAACTTGCAGGGAAGTATGTAGGTGGTGACGGTACACTAAGTCAGGAATTTCCGGACTTAGTGAAATTTTATAATTTAGGAAAGGTATAAAACATGGATACAAGTAAATTGATTGCATTCGCTTCTGCATTGGGAGCGGATAACAAGGTAATGATGCAGTTGATCAATACAAAGATTGACAATGCTACTTTAATGCAGGCTATAGAACAGGCTAAAACCGCAGTTAAGGCTGAGATTTTAGGCGATGGAGTGCCTGAAAATCTTGACACGCTGAAGGAAATTGCTGAGAAAATCGCAAGCATGAGCGGTGATACTGAGGGCGCAGTCGTGCAAAAACTAGCTGACCTCGGCCGTCGCATTGACGAGTTTGCAAATCTTGACTTGGCCGCAACATATAACGCAGCGAAAGCGTGATTGCTATGAGCAATTTTGAGGAATTTGCTCAGGCGGTCGGCCGTGATGTGAAGGTGCTGAACCAAAAGCCTGAACCTCAGCTAACCTTAACAGGAAATACTCTTGGTATCACAGGAGGCAACAGGGTCACTCTACCGCTACCAGAGAACGTAGGCCATGAAATCCGTGGTACAGGCTCTCCAGAAGGCCGTATAACAGCCGAAATCGGGACGACCTATGTGGATGTTAATGTCACGAATGGCGCTCTGAAATGGATTAAAGAGAGCGGAAATGGTAACACAGGCTGGAAGGTCCTAATCGGTGACACTGGTTGGAGAACACTTAGGACGTTATCAAAATTAACTGTAGGTGGTCGAACATCGTTTATTAAAATCAGGCGTGTTAATAACTTGGTCTCTTACCAATTCGGAGGTTTGGAATGGGGTTGGTTTGGGATTGTTCGACGCAATGGTAACGGTTTTTCAGGGCAATCCACGAATGGAGCTAGAGTGCTTGGCCCAGGTGAAATACCGGAAGGATTCCGTTCCGAAAATTCATTAATCGGTAACATTTTTAACGATAAGGGTGAAATTTACGGGATTTGGTATCTAGGTGGGAAATCAGATTCAAATTTCATGCATATGACATTTGAAAAAGGTATCCCAACTGACAAAGATATCGGAGATATTCGCGTAAGTGCCGTTTCGTATATAACTGACGAACCGTGGCCGACTACTTTGCCATAAAAAGAAAGGAAAATAACAAATGATTAACTGGAAATTACGACTACAAAATAAAGTGACACTCATTGCATTGCTTGGGGCAATCTTCTTGATGGCTCAGCAATTCGGATTGGATATTCCAAAAAATATCCAAGACGGTGTGAATACGTTCGTTTATATCCTTGTATTGCTAGGTGTGGTCAACGATCCGACTACGAGCGGTATCACTGACAGCAAGCAAGCGCTTGAATATGAAAATCCGAAGGAGGATTAAGAATGGATATTGATACAAGTAGACTAAGAACTGACCTTCCACAAGTTGGGGAACAACCATACAGACAAATTCATGCACATTCAACAGGAAACCCCAATTCAACAGCCCAAAATGAAGCAGATTACCATATGCGTCGTCCTGTTGATTCAGGATTTTTCTCGCACGTTGTCGGCAACGGCCGTGTGATGCAGACCTGGTACACAGACATGGGAGCCTATGACGTGGGAGGCGGCTGGAACGTTGAAGGCTACGGACAAGTAGAATTGATTGAAAGTCATAGCTCACAAGAAGAATTCATGCGTGATTACAAGCTCTATGTTGAGCTTTTGCGCAACCTTGCTGATGAAGCAGGAATTCCGAAAACGTTGGATTCTGATAGTTTGGCTGGAATTAAGACGCACCAATACTGTACGTATAACCAGCCGCGAAATTATTCTGACCATGTAGATCCCTACCCTTACTTGGCAAAATGGGGCATTAGCCGTGAGCAATTCAAGAAAGATATTGAAGGTGGTCTATCTGAAGCTGGCTGGAAACGTAATGAAACTGGCTGGTGGTGGGAGGAGTCAGATGGCTCTTATCCGACAAAACGCTGGAAGAAAATCAATAATGAGTGGTTCTACTTTGATGAACGTGGCTATTGCTTAATCAATCGCTGGTTCAACGATGGTAAAGACTGGTTCTATCTTGATAAGCGTGGGGCAATGGTCACAGGATGGATGTTCCTTAACCATCGCTGGTATTTCTTCAAGTCAGATGGACGTATGGCCACTGGATGGGTAAAATATCGAGAAACTTGGTATTTTATGGAAGAAAAAGATGGTTATATGCTATCTAAACAGTTCATTAAGTCAGGCGATGGCTGGTACTATTTGAAGGCGAACGGTGAACTTCACACAGACCCCGCATTCAAAACCGAACCAGACGGGCTTATCACTGTCGTCGATAAACCAAAAGAAGAAAAATAAAAACAGAAAGAATTTCAAAATAGATTACACAAAACCGCAGGCTCAGGCTTGCGGTTTTTTTGTTTGCCCAAAAATACGCTTGATAATCGCTTGAAACCCTTGAGAAACACTTATAGATAGAGGTTAAGAATAATACTTTTCGCTTGAATATCGTTTGTTTACTCTGGAAAGGTTGGATTTAAAATCCAAGCTATTTCTCCGAAAGTACTTTCAAAATCAAAAAAGTAATGATTTTCTTCACTACTTTTTTAATTTTCTACGAATAGATAAGTAGGAGGAAGAAAATATGAACATTTTGAAGATTGAACTTGCGAGCATAGAGCAAACAGATTTAGGTTTTGAGCATTGGGTAGATGTGACTTATCAGGTGCCGATTTTGAAAAATGAGTACACGGTCAAGTTGTTGCTGCTCTTTGATTTTGAAATCGAAGATGACAAAGTGATTGAATATCTGGTCACTACCTGGAAGTATCGTGATCTCGTGTTGCATTCAGTGCGGATGTATGAGATGGAGAGAGAGGGGGCAAAAAAGGGGCAAAAATGTCGTAAATCTCTGTAAAACGATGTAAAAAGTCAACTTTGCTCTCGCTTTAAAGCTCTAAATTTCAACGTATTGTGAAATAATGTAAATTATCGTATCACCTATAACTGTTGTGTGCTCTTTTTTTCGTGCTTTTTCCGAATAAATAAGATAGAATAATCTAGAATAAATGATAATAGAAAAGAGAAGATGATGAAAATTCGTGGTTTTGAATTGGTTTCTAGTTTTACAGATGAAAATTTATTGCCCAAGCGTGAGACAGCGCATGCGGCTGGTTACGATTTAAAGGTTGCTGTGCGTACGGTTATTGCGCCAGGAGAGATTGTCTTGGTTCCGACAGGGGTTAAGGCTTATATGCAACCGACTGAGGTTCTCTACCTCTATGATCGCTCTTCAAATCCTCGTAAGAAAGGCTTGGTTTTAATTAATTCAGTTGGGGTCATTGATGGGGATTATTATGGAAATCCTGGAAATGAAGGGCATATTTTTGCTCAGATGAAGAATATAACAGACCAAGAGGTTGTTCTTGAAGTTGGAGAACGTGTTGTCCAGGCTGTCTTTGCTCCTTTCTTAATTGCAGATGGAGATGTGGCAGACGGTTTACGGACTGGTGGTTTTGGTTCGACAGGGGACTAGGATGAAGATTATCTTTGTACGTCACGGGGAGCCAGATTATAGTGAGTTAGAGGAGCGTTCTTATACGGGATTTGGGATAGATTTGGCACCCTTGTCTGAGAAGGGACGGCAACAAGCCCAGAAACTGAGCACCAATCCTTTACTCCTTTCAGCTGAAATAATCATATCTTCTGCAGTCACAAGAGCTTTAGAAACGGCTTTTTATGTGGCTTGTGTTACTGGACTTCCTTTGAGAGTGGAGCCATTATTGCATGAATGGCAGGTTTATGAAAGTGGCACAGATAATTTTGAAAAAGCTCGTACTATGTTTCTAGAAAATAAGGGGGAGTTACTTCCTAATAGTCCTATTCAATATGAGACAGCTGAAGAGATGAAGTCTCGTTTTCTAGAATGCATGGCTAAGTATCGAGATTACCAGACCGTGATAGTGGTAACTCACAACATGATCATGCTTCAGTCTGTGCCAAATGAGAAGATTGATTTTTGCCAAGTGATTGAGTGTGAGTTAGAGATATAG